CAGGGCACCATCGTAATAGTAGCCACCGGCCAGAGGCAGGCGCTCATCCGTTACATCAACCCAGAATCCGTCGCCGCCAAGGCCGGTGCTGGCGACCGGATAAAGCCCCAGAGATTTTGCCAGCGACAATGCGGCTGCACCTACTGGCGTAGTGCCAGGGTTGGTCATACCTTCCAGGCTTGCACCCGATGCACGCACCAGTGTGTAGTTGGTTGTACCGGATGTCGCATACTTGATCGCATTGGCCGAGCCAGGCGCAACCAATGCACCAGTAGAGCCGTCAATAGCCTTCCAAAGTGACGAAGTCGCGCTCTGATCCTTGGTGTTATCCGCCGCATCATTGTTCTGGATGATTTGGATTTCGCCAGCTTGCAGGCGCATACCGGCGTTCCACTCCCACAAATTGCCGTTCAGATCGGCGATGCCGCTAGGCTGGCCGTTATGACGCCAAGAGGCCGGGCCTGCACCAGTGTAGGTCTTGCCATTGCCGGTAGCGCTCCCGATAGCGCCGCCATCGGCGCGCGCTGCCGTTTCCCACGGCGAGCCTACATCCCGGCCCCAGTCGTTATTGCCGCGAGGCATAGTGCCATTCTTCCAGCTCCACAGAGCAATGGCAGCCATCTCGGCGGTAGTCATCATGTGCCAGCCTGGGCCATTGGCCGCAGCCAAACCACGGAACGTATCGAAGTTCACGCTGGCGGTCGGTGAAACGCCCGGAATGGACAGCAGGTTGCCATCCTTCTGGATGCCGAGGTGCTGGCCGATGAAGATTTCACTCTTCTCGACGCCATTGACAATAAACGCCTCATGCACGCCGGTGCCGAGACCGGCATCGATGTCCTGCTTGTTGAACTTCGGGATGACATTCATATAGCACGGGTGTCCTGCCGCCGTGTAAAGCACGGTGACATGGCCGCCAGTTGCGGCCTCAACCGAGGCTCGAAGATCGTCTTTGATGAAGATGGTAGTCATGGTGATTGGTCTCCTTAATTAGTTTGCTGGCCACAGCGTGAGGACGATGCGGTTTGGGTCGAATGCCACCGGAGTGGTAACGGTAGTCGGGTGTCCGTCTGCATCGAGCGGGCCTGCCTCCTCGATGTAGCGCCTGGCGGGAATTTCGACCTGCGCCAGGAAAGCGCCATCACCACCCTCGTGAGGGATGCCGTCAAGTTCGCGGATTTCAATGATCTGTGCTTCGTCAGTCTCACGCGCAGCGCAGTCGATTACTACGCCAGCCACGGTCACTACATCACTCGTAACTGAGAACTCGGAAACGACTTGGCCAGGCTGTTTCATGTTGATTTGCGGCATTTGTAACTCCTTTCATGGTTAAGCGTTGAGGCGGCTCACGCGGTAGCGAGCCACCACATTGTCAGCGGCTGCGGCAAGCATCACCGTGAAGCCGTTATTGGCACGACTGGACACCACCAGGCTTTTAGCCTCGGCTGGCCCGCCCTGGGCGGATAGCACGTCAAAGGTGATGTGATAGGCGCTGTCCGGCAGGCCGTTGATCTGCGGCGAAGCCTGCGCCGGGTTGTCCAGCATGATCGGAAAGCCAGCCTCGATGCGCCGCACATCCATGAGCGTCACAGAGGACAGGTTTGGATCTGTCGCATCCGTCGAATTCGCTGGCACGGTCAGGTTATAGATCAGAATGCCATCGTCCGGCACAGCCTGACCGATGGTGGTCACGGCCAAGCGCCAGAAGCCATAGGCATCCTGATAAAGGTAGGCATACACCGTTACAGCGCCGGTACCGGTGTTGCTCGGCACCGAGGCATAATTGTTGCCATCAGCCACCGCAAACTGCTGGCCTTTCGCAAAACAGATTCCCGCCGCGATGCTAAGGTTGCGCGCCGCCGTCGTAGATTTCGACAATATGCAGCCCGTGACAACGCCACGATTCTTGATGGTCACGATGCCTTCCTGCTGTGCGAATTGATGCAGTCCGCGCACGCCTTTGTTGGCCACGTTCGCTTGGTCGATGGCGAATTTAAGCGTAGCCATCACAGCGTCCTGAGTATCCGGCCCCAATGCTGCCGTGGAGGCTTCCACGGCAGCCATGCGCTCGGTCAGGCTTGGATAGGAACCCTTGGCCGCATCGACAACGTCGGCGCGTTCCTTGAGGTATTTGGTACGATTGGCGAGCTGCTTTGCCTGCACGTTGGCAATACCATTCGGCCCAGCCAGCACCGGGTCAGTCGTTTCGATCTGGTAGACGCCATTTTCCCAGGTCGGGCTTTCAGTCACATTTGCCATAAATCTTCCTCCTTAAAAAAGAATCGTCCAGGAGCCGGTGAGCGACAAGTCGGACTCCTTCTGGATGGGGGCGCGTTGCTTGCGCGAAAACAGAGTTCCGTCCGCGCAGATCAGACCGAACTCCGTGATGGATACGCCGTTCATCTCGGCGGTGGACAAGCTCCAGTTAAACTGCACCTGGCCGGTGGCCGGATAGCTCACGCTGCCGATGGCCTTGATATAAGGCGATGTCAGCGCCGTATCTCCCGGCGCGGCAGCAGTAGTGCCTACACCGAAGCCGATCTGCGTGATGTGCCGATTAGTTCCGTTGCCGCCGATCAGCCGCGCGAGCTGGTTTTTCGCACCGTTGACGATAAGGTTCGTTTCGTCGATGACCTCGACCAGTTCACCGCCTCGGCGAAGCTCAACGTAGAAATGCCCAGCCATCGGCACATCGTCGCGTAGGACGATCCCGCCGCCCATGTTGTTTTGTTCGTTCATCAAGCCTCCAGCATGGTGATGGCATCGCCGCTGTACGCGGTATTGCCGAAGTGAGTAAATTGCCCGGCGTAGTTTTCCGAGCCGTCAAAGCGGTAGGCGCTATAGGCCATGCGCCCATCGAAACGGCGATGGCGGCGCACCTCGATCTGCATGGGCAGGTCTTCTGCTACAGGAGCCGATGCGCCGAAATCGGCATAGCCGCTGTAGTCCAGCTCCGCACCGTAAGCAGGGCAGCGAATCTGCTGGTCAGTCATGCCGATCAACGCGGCCATGCTGTCGCGCTCACGGTCGCCGTCATGGATCGCGCCTGTTGGCGTGGCCGAGAAGCCGTTGTGAATCGCAGCGCCATCGAAGTGCAGCGCCCCATCCCAGGTATGCAGTGCGCCCTGATCATAGGCCAGCGCGCCATCGTAGAAATGGTGCCCCCAACGATGCTGATCATCGTGTGTAAAGGAGCCTGCGTGTTGTCCCAGCTCGGTCACACCAACCTGCTCGGTAATACTTGCGCGGTGCTGCACGTCCACCAGGTGACTGCGCGCAGGCTTCCACGCCGTAACGGCCTCCACTATCAGCGCAGTCTGGGCGGCGGTGATAGGCTGATCATCACCCGCGTCGGCCACCACGCGGAACTGCGCCCAACCGTAGGCGGCATAAGTATCGGAGCCGCTGAACGTCACGCCACCGTCGTAGCGGTTTGACGGCAGGCGCTCATTGATTTCCAGATCATTAAAACCAGCCGCCTTGAAAGCCTCACGGATGGCCCAAGGGGTACCCTTATGTCGGTGTAGCGCCACGGCTCTGGCCAGCAGCGCGCGGCGCTGTTCAGGCGTATCTGCCAGATTCCATCCACCTTCACCCATGATGCAGAACTGCTCACCCAAGTGCGACAGCGCCGATTCCGCGACGTGTTCGAAGTCGTAGATCAGCGTCGGTAGCAGGTCAATGTCCGACAGGCGCGACTGGACAGCTTCCAGCGCCCGCATGGATAGATCGGTCGCCAGTGGCGGCGGCAGTAGCGTTGGCTTCACGAAATCGTCAGCCATTGGCCACTCCTGTCACCGTGACGGTAATGCCTGTGCAGCGCGGGTACTCCCACTTCGCCAAATCCAGATCGGCGGCAGGTGCGACGGGGATGACGGAATAAACGCCATATACGAACAGCGCATCGATGAGCTGCGAACGTATGATGGACTGGCCGAACTTCAACCGCGCATCGCGGAAAACCTGCGCGGCCTTCTCCGCTTCCGCCTGCGCCAGCGCAGCATCCGCAGTACTGGTGAGCACGATCTGCACATTGATGGCGTAGTCCACTGGAACCGGATCTGATACCAGCACCTGATCACACAGTGGGCGCACTTTATCGGCGCTACACGTGGCCAGCACCGCCGCCTTGATGGCCTCTCCCGGCAGACCGGCTGCGGTCAACGGATAGAGCGTCACATCGCCAGGAACGTGCGAGACAACGGCCACGTCGATGATATTCTGATGCGCACTCATCGCATGGAAGCGGTATGCCTCAACCGAACCAGCCACGCTGAATACCTCCGGGGCAAGCACGATGCGCTCCTTGAAATGCTCATCGTTCTCTTCTTCTGCACCGCCTTCGGACGTAGTGATATTCTCCACGGCATCCACAGCCAGACCGCTCGGCACATCCACCAGCGTCTTGATCTGGCCCGGCGCGAAACCGTTGCCGACCTCGCCAGATTGGGTGCAGGTAGCCAGCACGTCAATTTGTGCCGCCCCCGCAGCCACGGTTACCGCATCCTTGGTCGCAAACGCCACGTTGCCGCTTTGGACTTGCGTCCCCGCAGGCAGAACGGCGCCAACCGTTGGCGCAGGATTAAACGTGAATCGCAGCGTTACAGTGGCAGCAACCGCAGGCACACGCGCCACGCCAACATTCTCGCCCAGGTAGTCCAGAATGACACCACGGCTGTAGCGCACCAGATTGAGCTTTGCGCCGTCCTGGAACGCCTCGCGCACCAGGCTTTCGCGGTAAGCCACTACATCAATCAGCAGGCGCTCGGCCTGCGCCGGGTAAAGCGTCTTACCAGTAAGCTGCTCGTATAAAGCAATCATCTCGCGCGTAACCTTGGCAGGATCGCGCTCGATGAAATTGGGGTCTGGCATCTGCCGATCAAGAAGCGTGCTCATAGCTGTTTCCTCAACGGCACAGGCGTCTTGAAGATTTCCGACCCAACGCCATCGGCGAACACCCACTCGACCTCGACCAGCAGACCGGCCACATCGCCGAGAGAAACAAACACACGCATCACCTTGATGCGCGGCTCCCACTGGCGTAGCGCATCCACCACCTCGCGCACGATGTGAGGACGGGCGGCGTCGATAGGATAATCAACATACAAGTGCAGGTTACTGCCGAAGGTCGGGCGGTGCGGATCGCTGCCCTTGGGAGACTCCAGAATGATGTAGATGCACTGACTGACATCATCCGCGCCAGTGACAATCTCGCCCATCCGGTCGCTTGCGAGACCGGATGGATGCCCAACCACCTGCCCGGACAGCGCGGGCTGATAGAAAGCGGGGCGAGAGTTTGCAGGGATGGCGACCATGTGCTTATGGTCGCCTAAAGCCCTTATTGCGGCGATTAAAGGGCTTTAGTTTATGGGGCTAGTGGGAGTGATGATTGGAGTTTCCACCGGCATCAATGATCGTGCCGGTCGCCTGGATATTGCCATCCACTTGCACGTTGCCCTGAATGCTGGCCGCTGAGCCGCCACCCGAGCCGGACATACCGTCCTTGTAGGTCAGCAAACCATTAACAGTCAGCTTGCCGGTGCAGGTAGTCTGCGGCGTGTCCAGTATGATGCTGGGCGCTTTGATCGTTACCGCACCATCGGCGGTGACATTTACAACCCCTTTGCAAAATACAGTCATCGCCCCGCTGGCACGGTCATATTCGATGCTGCCGCCGTCCTTGAACGCCAAGTGGAACTTATCCTTGCTCGCCACGGGCGGCATATCCGGATCAGAGTAGATCGCGCCGAGGATACAGCCGTCTTCCATGAACTCATCGAGCAGGCAGGAAACCTGCTCGCCCACGTCCAGCGTCCACACAATTTTGTCTTCAAGCGTCTTGGGGTGAATGACCGGCAGCCAGGCCGTGACCAGGCCATCTATATCCTCGAAGCTCACCCGCGCAAATCCGGGCTTGGATTCAGCCACGATGCCCGTCTTGTAACTCACGCCGCCCGTGGTTCGCGTCATTTCTTCTCAGCTCCCTGCTCCGGATCGCGCACCCGTTTCAGATCTACTTCCGTGCCGTAGCCCGAGCTGCGCGACACGCGATGCCGAGCTTGCGTCACGGTGTATTTGCCGTCCATCGCACCGAAGCCGACCAGCAGCACATTCACGCCAGACATCAACCGCACCTCGCCGGGCAGAGTGAGGCCGCCACCCGTCTGGTCTTCGTTGGCGAGATCGAGCGCGGCATCGGCCTTGAGCTGCGCCTGCTGCTCGTTTTCGGCGCGCACGTTGCGCTTCAGCTCATCGGCGCTGTGCGCGTTGTGCTTGGCCTCTTTGTCCTTAACCGTCGCCTTCTTCGTCTTCTTGGTCTTGGGATCGTGATAGGACACGGTTGCGGCCACCACCACGCCATGCACCTTGTCGCGGAAGCGAAAGCTGGTCACGTCCTGGCGTGTAATGGTGAGCGTGGATTCCGCCTTCTTGAGTTCAGCGCGCTTGAAGAACGTGAGCTTGTCGCCACGCACCGAGAAGCTGTAGCCGTAGCTCTCGGCCACGCGCTTGAGAAAGGTCAGGTCGGTTTCATAGACCTGCGTCACACGGGATATCTTCACTGCCTCGATAGTGCCGGAGAGCTTCAGCTTGTTGCGCTGCGCCACGGTTCTGGCAATGTCGGCCAGAGTGGTATTCTCGTAAGCACGCCCGTTGTAAGTGCGCACGGAGCGTTTCACCCCTGCCGCCAGCCCCTTGATGCGGATAGTGTCCGGCGGGCCTTCCAGCTCAACCTCATCCACCTCGAAATCGCCGCACGGCAGCAGCGGCCCATTGGCATAACCGAGCTGCACGCTCACCATGTCGCCATGCTGTGGGTACCAGGCGTTCTGCCAGCGCCGGTCAACATCCTCAAGCAGAATCTCGACACTGTCGCTTTCACCTTCCATGAAGTCGGTATAGCTGATCTCGATGAGCGCCGGGGAAATCACCGTGGTGATATCGCGGCGCTCATAGATCACGATGACCTTGGGTTCGGGTATCGTAGAAAGGCTCAACGCTTCCACGGCGGCAACTCCTCTGCCTGCAACGCTTGAGTGGATTCACTGACGGGCAGCACCGGAATCAGCACCTTTACACCGGAAGGCAGCGCCGAGCCAATGTCCAGCGCCGGGTTTGCTTGAATGATGCGACCATAGTCCAGCGGATTGCCGTAATAACGCCACGCCAGGCTATCCCAACGCTCACCGGCCTGCGTGATGTGCTCGATGCAATTGATAGCTTTCACCGTGCGCTCCGCAGCGGTGATGCGCCAGCGGGGCGCGGGGCGGGAGTCTTATAGACCGATTGTGACGGCATCGTAGCTGAACCGCTCGCCGCATTCTGCTCGATGGCTACGGCGGACTGGCGCGGTGTTTCGTCCGGCATCGACGCAGCCGGTGGAGATTCGCGCATCTTGAGTTGCGCCTCAATCCACAGCAATGTCCCATCGCCCCGAGTCATGCGCGTAGTCACGTTCACCGAGACCGGCACAAACCATCCCTGGTGCGCACCGCTGGCAAACACCAGCGGCAGCGGCGTGTGAGCCGCGACGGCAGCGCGTAACTTCAATAGTTCCACGGTCGGCACACAGAAGCCCGCGTGGAACATCAGATTCCACGTCACTTCGCCAAGATTATCGCCCACCCACTGCAAGCGCGGCTTACCCTCGATCAGCGCATGCTCCGCAAAGTTCGCCGAGAAACTCTCTTCGACCCCTTCAATTTGAGACAGCACATCAAAGCCAATCGTGCCCAGCATGGCATGTGAAATTCCGCCGAGATTGCTCTTCAGCTCGCGGATGACGCGGTCGGAGGCAAAATTTCCGCCAACTGAGAGCAGTTGATCTAACATCAGAATGCCCTCCGTTGCTGCTCGGCCTGCAAGCGGCGCAGCATCTGCTCCAGCTCGCGCACGGACATCTGCATGGCATGCTGCACCTGGCCTTTCACGTCACCGCTGCCATTGCCGCCAATAGTGATAGATGGAGAAAACTGGATCGTCATGCCCGATGCACTTGGTGCTGCACCAGACGCGCCGCGCGCCGAAGGTGAAGCGATCTGGATGTTCGGCAGCATCTGTGTGGCTTCTTTCGCCCCCGCCATTGCATGGCCGCTGGCAGCCATCGCACCAGCCATTGCCGCACCCGCCAGCTTTCCTGCCGCACTTTGCACACCAGACATTGCACTCTTGATTCCCTGCGTTGCTCCAGCGCCAATGTTTAGGCCATAGTCCATGAACACCGTGCTCGGAGAATGGATGCCAAGCATGGACTTGAACTTATCCTTGATGCCGCTGGCGAGTTGGCCGACCGACTTGCTCAACTTCGCCCACCCTTCGGTGAGACCACCGACCAGACCGTTGATGATGTCAGCGCCGATCTGGATCATGCGCGCGGGCAATTTGAGGAACTCGGCTAGTAGCTTTGCGCCCCAAGTCAAAACTCCCGCGATCCCCTTGCCGAACTTTTCCCCCATGTTGCGGCCAGCGTTACCCACATCCTCAACTGGCGTGAAAAGGTTTCTCATCCAGCCCCAAAGCATTTTCACGCCCCCGGCCACGAGTTTAATGGGCAACAGGATGGGGGAAAACAGCACCTTGAGCAGCGGCATCAACGGCTGAATGGCCGTCATCAGATTGCCGAATGCAGTCCGCAGAGCGGCCAGCGCCGGGCGCAGCGCATCCATTACTGGCTGAAAGCCAGTCTTGAGGCCCGCCCACATACCGCTGAAGAATCCCTTGATCGGCCCCCAATACTTCCAGACCAAAAAAGCAAGACCCGCAACCGCCGCCGCCACCCAGCCGATGGGCGTAGTGAGCAACGCCAGACCGAATGCACGCGTGCCAGTCGCCAGCGACATCAGCGCCGTCCTGCCGACTTGACCAAGCAGCGCCATTGGCCCGCCCGCCAACTGACTGGCCAGTGCTACGCTCGCCAAGCGCATGCGCAGGCCGGATAGTGCAGCTTGATACAGATTTGTGACGCTCACATTCGCCGCCACACCCAGGCGCGTGGTCATCAGCCAACCGGCCACATTCTGGAATGTACCGAGCGATGACAGCAGTCCGCCCTGCATGAACTTGAACGCGAAGCCGAGCACCGTCATAGCAGATGCCCCCATCAGCACACCTGCGGCCAGCCTAGAGAACATGGGGAACGTCTGCGTAACCCAAGTCATGAAGGTGGTGATGCCGCGAATCAACGGAGTGAAGAGATCAATAGCGGGCATCATGGCGTTGCCCAGCGCAATGCCGAAATCAGTGATGGCGATCTTCAAGCCCTTGAGTTTTTCAGCCATGCCCTCGGTACGCCGTGCATAGTCCGTATCGAGCGTTCCCCGCCCATCAGCGTTCTTGCCGGTTTTGACATCGCCCATCATCTTGTTGAGATCGCCCTTGTTCTGGATTTCGGCCAGCAGGTAGGAAACCGCCTGCATGTCCTGAAACAAGTCGCCTATGCCAGCACGGTCGCCGAGCTTCTGAATCATCGCGGAGCGGCGTTCCAGCTCGGCCTGCCGTTGCACCGGGTCGGAAATCTTCGCCACCTCCTCGGCCACCTTTTTCAGCTCGGCAGCAGCCTCCGGCGCTTTGGCCTTGACGTGCTGCATGACCAGATCGACGCCAGCCGCAATCGGGTCGAGTCCCTTCCGCGCCGCCGCTTGGAGCTGCGGAATCAGGTCGATACCCTGCTTCTTGAAATCCTTGATGGTGTCCTGCGAGGTCAGCTTTGTCAGAAAGTTCTTGAAGTTGTTGGCGGCCTCATCGTTGCTGCCTGCCGTGCGCGTGGCCACCTGCATCCTCGAAGCCATGCTCACTACAGCCTCATTGCCGGACACGCCGAGTTCCTTCATAAATCCGCCCAGCGCCGGGAACCACTTGGCCATATCGCGCAGCTCGAAGCTGCCCTGCTTGCCAGCCTTCGCCGCTTGGTTGAAGGCCAGCTCCATATCCTTGACGCCAAGCAACTCGAAGCTGCGTGCCATTTTCGCTGCATCGCCGCTGTCGGTGCGCGTCGCGGTTGCCGTCTTTGCCATCAATGGCATCATGGTGCTTGCTGCTTGCTGGCTCATGCCGGTTTCCACCAACTTCTTCATGGCCTCGGCCACGTCCTGCTGCGACTGGTTATAGCGCAGCGACAATCCACGGATGGATTTCGCCAGCTCTTCTTCCTCTCGCTTTGTCAACTCGCCAGTGATGGCGATGTCCTTGATGACATCCTCATAGCGTGCGGCCACGGCCACCGGCTTGTAGAAGCTGTACCCCGCAGCGACCGCATCCATCACCTTGCCGCGAGCATCGGCTCGCATCGCGGCACCGGCACTGATGTTGTTTTGCCCGGCCACGCGCAGGTTAAGACCGGACTCGGCTGCACGAAGCTGGCGCAGTTCCGTATGCAGCTTGCCGATATTCAGCCCGGCTTCACGTGCCTTGGCTGACATATTGAGCAGCTCGCGCGAGACCTTGGCGATCTCCTCTTTTGAGTACCTGCCGCTGCTCGATACTTCATTGAATCTGGCCTTGAGCGCCAGCAGGTCTGAACCGAGCTTTTGTTTGAGCTGGACGCCATTCAGACTGGTCTTGAGCTGGTCAACGTTCTGCCGTATCATCGACAAACCGCTGACAGCAGCGGCTCCGCCGAGCAACGAAATCAGAACATCTAACTTGGTTTGTGCCATGAAGAACAGCTCCTACACTGACGCATTTATCACTTGCTACTGGACTGCGGTGCTGGCCATCAGCTTCGCCGTGTCGGTGGCGGGTGGCACTTGGGCGTTCTTGGGGCCGATTGGCGTAATTCTCGGCACCCTCGTAGTCGCCATCCCCGTCACCCTCTGCATCACCCTGTGCTTCCCGGTCACGTTCCCCGTTCTAGCTCTCGCAGCTTGGTGGCTTGGGCGGAAATCTGCTCACTCGCCAGCTTGACCCACTGAACGAAGTCGCTGGTTTCCAGCGCCTCGATCTCCGATGGCTGAAACCGAAACCACTTGGCCAACAGCGCCGCACCCTGCCAGTAGTCAGTCTCCGAGACCCGAAACCTTGCGAAAGGTGTCCATCACCTGGCGCATATCGGCCAAGGTGAGTTCCTCCGTATCTTCGATGGTCAGTTTCTCTGCCGAGAGCGAACAGATCATGTGCCACACCTGATCTTCCTCGTTGCTGGTGATTTGTTGCGCAGCCTTCAAGTCTCTCCGCGTCGGCTCGCGGGTGAGCGTGATAGCCTTCACCTCGCCGCTGGGGGTCTTGATCGGCTTCTTCAATGTGATCTTCGTCATGTCCTGTTCCTCTATGTGTGCGGGCAGTCAGCGCCTCAAATCCGGCAGCGCCGCTGATGATCTTCCTCTCGATTACGCCGTCTCATCGAGCAGTCTCGGGGGGGATTTAGCCACCGATGTTGGTGCGATACAGGTCGAGCTTATCTACGCCATTGACCTTGTAGATATTCGCCATCGTATCCAGCTCCAGCACATCCTTACCATCGACCACCTGCTTGATGTAGGAAGCAAAGAACTTGCTCTGGAACTCTGCCTTATCGTTCTGCTTGAAGTCGCCCGCAGGCACCTCGTAGAACGAGCAGGTGAGGAACACCACATAAGGCACCTGCGCCTGACGGCCCTGGCTGTTGTAGGTTTCCAGACTACCGCGCGCTTGCAGTTGCACAGCGGTGTAGGGGTCGAGCAGCTTTGCCCATACCTCCGGGTAAAAAGAGTTCCACTTGATCTCGCCTTCCAGCGCTTCAAAGCCGCTGGGCAGCTTGATCGCGCCGACCATGCCCACGGCCTTGTGTTCGGCCATCTTGAACTTAACCGTTGGGAGTTTGAACTCCTCGGCCCGTCCAAGCAGGCTGTTGCCGTCGATGTAGATGTTCGCGTTGTTCAGTGTGTTCAGTTGAATGCCAGCCACGGTAGGCTCCTTTCAGTAATAGTGAGTTGGTTACTTCGCGCCCAGCTCGGAGAGGTAGTTGATGTTGATGCTGGCCTTGTAGGTCACGCGCTCTGCGGGTGTCGGCGGCATGAAATCGTAGGTGATCGTCAAGTGGCCTGCTGCCAGCTCCGTCACTTCGTTTTCAGCCTGATCGAACCACGCCTTGCCGTCGATGATCGCGCCGTTTGCCTTGAGCGTCCGCATGAAACCGTTGCAGCTCTCGACAATGGCATCGATCAGCGCGTTATCCAGCGGGCGATCATTGAACTGGAGCGTGAAATACTCCAGGCTCTCCGCGATGATGTCCGCCGTGCGGCGCACGCACAGGAAGTTCTTGGGGTGCGTGCTGGACGGGAACGCCGCGCTGCGGTTGCCCCACACGCGGATGCCAGTGCCGAATGAATTGAACAGCGTGATGATGCCCGCCCCGTTGAGCAGATTTGCCTCGCAGTTCGGATCGTTGATCATCGCGTCGATGGGGCGTTCCATGCCGGTGATGCCGAGCAGCTCGGTATTCGACAGCGACCACCAATAGCCGTTCTCCTGATCCTTGCGCGACTGCGCGCCCGCCGCATACTGCGACAGCGGCATCAGCACTTCGGCATCGGCCACCGTGTCATAGGCTTTGACGTGCGGGTAGCACAAGCCAACGCGCTCGGAGCTGGTGTTGAAGTTGAGCGTGCCAGCCGGGCCGCGCCCGGTGATAGCCTGCTGCGGCGTGATGCCGATGGGCGCGTCGATAAAGCAGATCGCGCGGATGCTGTTTGCGGCAGCGATCAGCTCGGTGGACACGGCAGCCAGCGTGGCGAACACCGGAGAAATCAAAATCTTCGGGTAGAAGCCAAACAACTGATAGCTGTCGCGGAACGCCTTGAGTCCGGTGCGGTTGCCGCCCGCGTCGATGGTGCCGATGATATCGGACGATTGCACCAAGGCCGGGTTGAGATAGGTATAGGTCGCCTTCACCGTGGTAGGAGTGGCAATGGTTCCTGCCGGGATAGCGCCCGTGCTGATGCGCTTGCCGGTGCCGGTGGCCGCATCGAAGCTGTAGTCGGTGTCCAGGATGTAAGTGGTCGCCAAATCCGCGCTGACCAGCGTGATCTCGCCGACCACGGCAGGATGCGGCAGCGTGAAGCTGCCATCGACCGGGTCAACGGTCGCGGTCTCCGGGACAGCGACCGTGGTCTTGTGCGCCGCGTTCGCGGGGTCGAGCACGTTAATCACCACGCACACGGTACCCTTCTGGTCAAAGATCGCGTCCAGCGCATCCAGAATGGTGCTGCCGGGGATGTTCTCACCGAACTGCGCGAAATCCTTTTCGCTGGTCACGATGATCGGCTTGTTCACCTCGCCCGCCGCAGCGGTGCCGATGAGGCCGATCACCGCCGTCTTCACCATTTGAACCGGACGCGGCCCCTTGTCGATCTCGATAGTCTCGACGCCATGCAGATAACTTGCAGTCATTGCAAACTCCTTTCAGTTATTTGGTCTTGCCCGACTTGTCAGTCGCGGCTTTGGTTTCGGCGGATTGCACGATCTGGACAGGTGCTACCTGCACCGGCTTGAGGTAGCCCTGCGCGATCAGCACGCTCACCATCTCGTGGTCGGCGGGCAGATCCACTTCCTGCTTGTTCCAGAACAGCACATCCTGGTCTTTGAGGCCGCCTTTGCCGTCGCTCACCTTGAGCGTGACAGCGGAATTCGGGCCGGTATAGATGAATCGAGACATAAGCACTCCTTCGGTTAAATGGTTACGGGTTCTTGAACAACCGGCGGCAACAGCGCCGGGGCATTGTCTTCATTGGTGACAGACCAAGCCCCAGGCGGACGCGGACGGTTGGCCACGGTGGTCATGGGTACGCCGAAGCGCAGGCTGTAGCCCCAGGTGCCTTCGACGTAATCATCGAATTCCACGCTGATGATTCGCACCTGCCCGGATGCGGTCGGCGGCGTCCAGCCCAAGAGGGTGTTGCGGCAGGTTTCGAGCAGGTCATAAATACCGACCCCCAAAGCCGCATCAGCTGCGCCCGGCGTATTGGCTTCGCGCAGCGTGCGCGACACCAGCCCAAGCTCAAATTCGTCTTCATAGGTCACGAGCTGCCCGGCAGTCGCGTGGTGCGCGAACTTGCTGCCCCGGTAGACCACCAGCGCCGCGCCGTTGGGGTGCGTCATGCGGTAGTCGCGCGGACGCTCCGGCCAGGCGCGCACTTCCACTTTTGGGTGCGCCTGACCGGCCAGCGTGAGCGCAGCCGCCAGGCGGGCCACGATGGTGTTTTCGAGATCGCCGACCATGCTCATCAGCGATTCCCCCTGCCGAACAGAGAAGGCGGCTCACCAAACTGCGGCATCCCTGCCGACTGCGAGGCCGGGTTGTCCGCCACGTCATCACGCAACGCAGCGCCCGGCAATTGCACATCGCCGCAAGCGATGGCCTTGAGCAGCCTCACCACATCCTCGTAACGCTGCCGCGCATCCTTGATGTCATCGGCGGGTCGCAGGGTTTGCAGCCGGTAGATGGCGATGTCGCAGGCGCAGCGCACCAGAATCGTCGGCACGGCCATCGCTGCCCCCGTCACATCTTGCAGCGGCAGCAGGTAGCGCGTGGCGAGCCATCCTTCGATCTCCGCCGACGCATCGGCCAGCGCCTGCCCGGCGCGTGTAGCGTCAAGCGCCTGAGCGTCCGGGTCGGTGATGTGCCGCAGATCGCGTTCGGCGTATCGTTCGGTCAGTTGGGTGAGGGTGGCGTAGTTCATGTCGCCACTTTGCCGGGCGCATGGAGATGTGGACAGTAAAGGCTTTTAATTTTTGCCCGGCAGGGGTGGGGTGATTCCTGTAGGGCAATGCGGGGAAAATAAGTAGACGACTACAGCATTCACCCCATAGCAGACCGGCACAGCCAAACCAAAGGCCCACGGAGGCCGCTGCGAACATTCATAAACGATTCTTGCACCCCAACCTATACAACCGGGGCATATAGGTAGCTTCAATCGCTTGTAGGCGCTTCTGTCGCGTCTGCAAAAAAAAGCCCGCACCGGGGGAGGCGGCACGGGCAAACTGCCAAAAGGAGGCAGGAGGAGAGTTTTAGTGTCAGCCCTTCTTGCCGGGCTGCTTGGCGTCCGTCGAATTCGCATCCACTTCGCGCACGATCAGTCGCGGCTCGTTCTGGAGCGACTGGAGTTGCTCTTTGGACAAGTCGCCCAGCGCAACTACGGTTGGGGTGGCGGAGAACTCGCGTCCGGCGCGGCGAAACACGCCGGACTTGCAGATTACTTCGATGCTGTTAGCCATGATGTGTTCCTCCTATTAAGCCAGCCAAGGGCAGACTTCAACCTTCATCAGCCCCTTCATCACGTTGCTGGTGTTGCTGATGATGACAGCCTCCAGCGCCGTGCGGGCAGCTTCTTCCAGCGAGGGCGGCACCAGCAGCAGGTTGGGCGTAATGCCCAGCGGCTCGCCGTTGTCGCCCTTGAAGCCCATCATATTGGCGCGTGCAGCCCACAGCGCGGTCTTGTCCAGCGTCTGCTTGCTGGCATAGGCGGTCTGCCACAGTCCATAGCCCACATTGCAGCGGCCATCCACGCCGAACAGCAGCTCGTTGCGCTTGAACACATGGTCGCTGTCGCCGCTGGTCAGCTCCTGCGGCTTGAACGGAGTGCGCTGCTGGAAGATGATCGGCTTGACCACCTTGCTGGTGTCCAGCAGATACCAGGCCGCGCCGGAACCGCCGCCCGTGTTACTCACCGACACCACGCCTTCCTTCGTCTGCACCGGGTGATCGGTGTCGAAGAAATACTGGCCGTCCGGCCCGGTTGCGGCAAAACCCTCTTGCAACAGCTTGAACACCAGCCGATTCGGGAATACCCGTGCGTTCTGGCCGAGCTGCTGCGCGGCGATGGAATAGCCGCCGAGCTTGCGGTCGGCGATCTTGTCCACCGGCACGCCGATAGTGCCCTCGAAATGCTTGTTGGAAATCTTGAACGAGGCCTCGGACAGGTTCTGCACCTGACGGTCACCCAGCCACTCGCGGATGGAAGACAGATTCTTCATCCAGCCGTATTCTTCGTCGGATGTCTCCGAGTTGATCAGCAGGGCGATGTCCTTCCACTGGTCTTCCACACCGCTGGCGGTGGCCATGAAGCCCTCGTTGAACAAAGCCCGGAGTCCGGTATAGGCGGCGGTCGCCTGCGCTTGAGTAATTAACATGTTTGCTCCTATTGAGTTGATTGAGTCAGGCGGTTAGCGGAAATCCACCCACACCACAGTGCCGGAGCCGACCGTTTCCACGTCGGCCACCTTGCCAGCCGCAACGCGTGTGCCGGTGGCATCGGTCAGGGCGACGGTTTCATCATCGACCACATAGCAGACAGCACCCACATCGCCCAGGTCGATCAGATCGGCAGCAGCCGAGTTGTTGAAGGCGAAGACGCCGCGCTTGACCTTGACCAGCACCGCGCCATCCGCGCCGCTGCTGTTGTCCACGGTCTCGACAGCGATGCCTGCGGCCTTGGTGCCGCCCGCCGCGCCGCCACGGGCAAAGCCGGTGGCCGACAGCGTGACCATGCTGCCCGCGTAAATTTTGGTGCTGGCCGCAACCGGATAGGTGAAATCCACGCCGTCGCGGGCCAAGGTGTTACGTGCCGAAGTCAGTGTGCTCATCGCTTATTCTCCTTTCGCCTTGGCAAATTGTTCAGGGGTCAGACCGAGGCTCTTGCACACGGCCAACTCATCTTCGGTGAGCGCCACCTGCTGACCGCCGCCAGCTGGCTGTTTGCCGCCCGTCTGCGTGCCACCCAAAGCCGCCAGCGGCTTGGCATCCTTGAGAAAGGCATGCAGTGCGGCCAGCGGCTGCGCACGCCAGTACGCCTCGTTGGGCGGCAGAATGCGGGCATCGGACAGCGCCGCCGCCATCAGGCGTTCATGCTCGGCACGGTCGCCTGCGGCCTTGAGCGCGGCCAGCTCGCCATTGAGCTTGCTATGCTCTTCCAGCGGAATATGTTTGGCCGGGTCGAACTGGTTGGCCTTGAGCATTGCGATCTCTGTCTCCTGCTCGCGGGTTTTAGCCGCCAGCGCGGAAAGCGAAGTCAGCGCCGTGTCATCGCCGGTATCCAGGGGCAAGCCCAGGGCCACCAGCACTCGGGTTTTATCCATCGTGGGTTCCTCATTGGTAGTCCTGCCAGAGCCGGGCAGTCGGCGTAGTGAAACCATCTGCTGCACCAGCGCGGCGATCTCGCCGAGCGCGCCTAGCGCGGGCGTGTTCGTGAGCGCCAGGCTGTGCAGGGACTGCACAGCGCCGGTGTCGGGGTCGAAGAAAAAAACGGGAGAGAGGTAGCGGTATTCGCCCGCGACCAGATGCGCGGCCCCGGCATCCGTCCAGCGCACCTGCGCCAACAAGCCGATGCCGGGCTGATATTCGAGGCCGGTGATCCAGCCCGCAGCAGGCGCGGGGCGACCGTTCTCCGCCGCCTTGAGGGTTTGGTGCTCGTAGTCAATCGGCAGATCAATACCGCGATCAACGAACTGCGCGATGATGCGCTGCGCGATCTGCGCATCCATGCGCCACTTCTTGGCCTTCACGCCTTTGATGTTGCCTGGGCGACCATCTACCGCATCGAATTCGCCATCGGGAATAACGCGTATCCGCTGCGGAGCTTCCTGCTCTTCAAACTCCAACTCAAAGGCCAGCGCGGCGGCTTGCGTCAGAGGTGCGGGAACCCGTTCAAGAGCTGCAAAGTGTTTGTCCATGTCGCCACTTTGCCGGGAGGCATGGCGACCAGACAGTAAAGGGCTTTACTTTTTGGCGCGCTTACGGAACAGCCATGGCGGCGTCGGCTCATCGTCGGCCCACAGGCCGCGATGCGCGACCCGGGCCGCGTCCTGCATGGGGTAGAGGTGACCGTATCCCTTGGCGTATTTGTCATACACCCACGCCAAGCCGTTGCTCACCATGAACTGCCCAACATCTTGTTCCTGACACTTCACATCGGCGACGGTGCGCCCGTATCGGTCACGGCTCACCTTGTTGATTTGCGCGTCCTGCTCGAAACATAGCTGCGCCAGCGCATCGCGCGAGCGTTGACCGAAGGCTTGCTTCTTCTCTGGCGCGTCGATTGCGCCGAGCCGAACCTTGACCTCTTCGTATGCGCCAGGCTCGCCACAGCGCACCTTGATCGTGTCGCCATCGGTGACGCCAACTACCAAGCAAATAAGAGCTGCGGCTGCGACAGACATCACTTCCTCTCCTTTTTCTTATCCTTGCGCAGCACGGGTTCCTCCGACTTTGGCGCTTCCTTCGTGCCGTGCTTGGCGATGGAACACACCCTCTTCGATGCACTGATACTACCGTCATTGCACACGAACTTATCGCCATCGCAATAGTTGACACCGCCTTTGCTTTGACTGCATGGATAGTTGGCGGCGCTGGCCACACTAAAGCAGCAGATCCCCAGTATCACGAAAGCAAGTTTATTCACATCCTTGACGATCTGTCGGATGCGGTCATCAGGGTGCAGCTTACGCTTACGGCGTGCCGCGCCATCATTCGCAGTTGCGATGGCAAGCCACCCTCCAATGATCACCGCAACCACCATGATGAATTCCATCAGGATTTCCTTCCAAGCAGCGCCGCGATTTCTGCTCGCGCTGCGTCCACATCGAAGTTAGGCGCATCACCGTAATCCTGCACCAATCCGGTCAGCACGGCATAGAACACCTCGTACTTCAAGCCAGTCCCAGCGCGCTGCAGTTCATCGCCTAGCAGGCTAGCCAACATGCTTACGCGCATCTTCTGCGCGGCTGTCGTAGCGTGCTCCTCGCCGCGCCTGACGCCGGTGGCGATGTATCCGGCATCAGCTCCAGCATCCACGAAGTGACGAAAAACATCACGCCCCATTTCAATCTTCCCGGTTTCGTAGCGAGACCAGGTCTCCCTTTCGACACCGAACTTTGCCGCTGCCGCCGCCTGGGACTTGATCCCAAGACGCAGGCGCTCCTCTTTAATCCGATCTCCCGGAAAACGATTTTCATTGATTTTATTCATCACACACCCCTTGACATGTGACATATTAAGTCACACAATCACCACCATCACAAACCGAACACCACCAAGCAAGCCATGACCAAAGACCAACTCGAACGAAAGATCGCCGCCTTCCGAGCTGAGCTTGACGCTCGCGGCGAATCCGTCTCCGACTACTGCCGCCGCAAGGGGCTGGACTACGACGCCATGTTCATGGTGCTGCGCGGACGCTCAAAGGGGAAACGCGGCGAAGCTCACAAGGTATTCGTCGCGCTCGGCCTAAAGACCAATCGTACAGCCTAAATTCTCCCACGTTGCAAATCATTTTCACAGGAGCTTAAACCATGCCGCGTCCAGAAGATTCCTTTTCTACCCCAGACCAGCTGCAAACAAGTGCTCTATTTTTCTTTGCGCATGTCTTGGAGCGCCCTACTGATATCCGCTCAACCAACGATATGGCGCTACACATTCGCAATGGCGGGATGGGTCTAAGGTTGATCACCACGCAACGACTACGAGAGCTGGCCGAATACGCCAAGGCTGGTCTGGATTCAGTTGTCGAAGCTCATGAATCTAATTCAAACGGGTTGGTGCGCAAATGAGCAAGCCAACTCAAACCAGCCAAACCGCAGGAAAGGTGCTCGACGTGTTGGCCGCCTTACTCGGCCACTTCGCACACGGCCTGACGCCGACCGACATCTGCAAGGCAACCGGCCTCGACCCCAGCGCCATCACACGTTACGTGGCTACCCTGGAAGAAAAGGGATTCGCCGAGCGCATCCCGGAGACCGGTCGAATCCGCCCATCGGTGCAGCTAGCACGCCACGCAGTTTCCATCCTTCGCAGCCTCGACGCGGCGGAGGAGCGCATCCAGAACATGAAGCAACGTCTGACCACCAACTGAAAAGGAGAAGCCACATGGCTCGCAAAACCACCACCACCGATAACCCATCCAGCACCATCGCCGAGGCTGGATTGCCCGGCCTGCCAGCAGCAGCAGCGGCAGCCAACCAGCTCGCCGTCATTGATCACCAGCGCGCAGAAAAGGTTAGGGAGTTGGCCACATCCATGCACTACTCCGGGCCGATTCATCCAGATGCACTAGAGGCGGTGGCCATCGAAGCGCAGCGCCACATCCACGCCGGACTATTCGCTCTCGGCACGTCTCTAATTTTGCTGCGCGAGAGCTGCGAACACGGCGACTTCATTGCAAGGCTTGATCGTATCGGTATTGAGCCTCGTGTCGCACAGAAATCCATGCAAATCGCCCGCAAGTTTTCAAATGCGCCGATGTCGGCGCATTTGGAGCATCTCGGCAAGTCCAAGCTGCTGGAACTTCTGGTGCTGGACGATGAGCAAATCGAAGAGCTGACCGCTAATGGCCAGACCGGGGAGTTGGCCCTAGATGACGTGGCGACCATGAGCATAAAGGAGCTACGCAATACCATCCGCAGCCTGCGCGGCGACGTGGAGGCCAAGGATGCCGTGCTGGAGCAGACCCACAAGAAGCTCGCCAGCCTGCAAGTGCAGCTCAAGAAAAAAGTGGTGGCCGATACTGATTGGCCGGACGCACTGGAGCCTGTCGCTGAACAGGTGGCCGCTGCGGGTCGCAAGATCGCGCAGGCCATCAGCGAGCTGGAAACCTGCCGCATCACGCTGTTCGAGGTAGCGCAGGACATGCCCGACGAACAGCGCCCAAAGTATGAGGCGGCGCTGACCCACATCGCCGATGTCTACGAGCAGGCACTCGCTCGATCAGAGGCGGGGCTGACCAAAGAGCGCACCACTTTCGACAAGTCGCTCGGCGCATACGCTGCCTAACGCGCAGGACATCATCATGGCCAATCCACTCGCTCCCGATCTGCTGCAAGAGCTGTTTGCTCTGCGCGACCGCATCAACGCGGCTCCGCATGGTTGCGCGACCGAGCTGGTGCATCGCTTCGCCAGCTTGATCGGAAAGAATCCATCGACGGTCTATGCCTGGCTTCGAGATCACACCGGCTATCGAACTGGCCGTAAGAAGCGCGCCGATGCAGGCACCACTGCGCTGCCGCAGGAAACGCTGAACTTCATCGCGGCGGCGAAGCGCGAGGGGATACGCGGCAATGGCAAGGCAACACTGCCCACGGCGGTGGCCATGAACATCGCACATACCAACGGTATAGATGTGCCGGTATCCGAGGGTCGCATTAACTCTCTGCTGCGCGCGGCTCGCATGGACATCAAATCGCAACTCGCCGCGCGCAACCACATCACGCTGCGCAGCCTGCATCCGAACCACCTGCATCAGATTGATCCATCGCTCTGCCTCATCTACTACACCCCGAAGGGCCAGGCGATCATGCGCGATGAGGAGTTCTACAAGAACAAGCCAGCCAGCATGGACAAGGTGCGGCTCAAGGTGTGGCGTTACGTTCGCTACGACCACGCCAGCAGCAACCTCGACGTTCGATATTACGAGGCAGCGGGCGAGAACCAGCATAGCCTGTTTGAGTTCTTGCTCTACACCTGGAGCCAGCAGCCGATGCGTGTGTCGCATGGCGTACCGCGCATGTTGCTGTGGGACAAGGGCAGCGCCAACACCAGCTTTGCCATCAAAAATTTGCTCGACGCGCTCGGCGTTGACCATGAAACACACGCCGTTGGCCACTCGTGGGGGAAGGGCGGCGTCGAGCAGGGTAACAACCTAGTCGAGACGCATTTCGAGAGTCGCCTGCGATTCGAGCCAGTAGAGACCGTCGAGCAACTCAACGCGGCAGCGGCGGCGTGGGTGCGTGACTTCAACGCCAACGCCATCGCGCATGTGGACTGTCGCCTAACGCGCGCCAGCGGCCAACCGATGGTGCGCGATGATCTATGGCAACTGATCATGCGGCACCCCGGCGCGCTGGTGCAGATGCCACCGCGCGAGATATGCCAGTGGTTCATGGCTGGTCAGGAACTCACCCGTGTGGTGCGCGACCTTTCCATCAGCTTTGCCCACCCGGAGCTTGGCCGTTCCGCGCGTTACGACTTGAAACCCTGGGCCGAGTTCCTCGGCAACGGACAGAAGGTGCGCGTGACGCCAATGCTCATGCAGCAGGGCGCGCTGCGCATCGAGATCGAGCGCATGGGCGATGAGTCGCTACTGGTGCAGGTGCAGCCGGAAAGCGCGTTCGACGACTACGGTCGCCCTCTCTCAGCGCCTGTCGCCGGAGAGGAATACGCTCGCGCACCAGCGACTGCAAGCGAGCGCGCAGCCAACACGTTGTCCGCAGCCGCGTGGGGCGACGGCACCACGGTGGACGGTGCCGAGAAGAAGCGGGCAGAGCAGGCCCGTCCTTTCGGCCACCTCAACGAAGGCAAGGGCATCGTCGCACACAGCCACTTGGGCAAAACCGACCTGCCGCATCGGCTGGTGCCAAATGCCGAGGAAGTACAGACGCCGCAGGTACAGAGCCTGCAATCCAAGGCTACAGCCGTTCAGGTCATGCTCACCGTGCCGGAAGCGGTGCGCAGCATCAAGGAGCGCCTAGGCTCCGCCTCCCCAGCCGACCTCTACATGCAAATCTCCACCGCCTTCCCTGCGGGCAATGTGCCGCAGGTATGGGCCGACCAGTGGGGCAACACGGTGGCGACCGGCACGCACGGTGGCGGCAACGTGACTGAACTGAGGAGGGTCAAGTGATGGCCGCGACGCGCACTACACCATTGAAGCGTCTGCTCGATAAGCTCGACATCAAGCAGGCCCACATGGCTAAACAACTCGGTATTTCAGTAGGCACGATGGCCGACCTGGTCAACCACCACAAGTGGCCGAAGAAGCACACCGCCGCGCTACGCCATGCCATCAGCCACACGCTGCACCGCGCCGGTGCCAGCGACGCGCAGATCACACGGGCCTTGCAGCCCGCGCAAAAACAAAACGCCGCAGAGCGTTCCACCGCCGCGCCAGTATCCGACGCGGCTAATTCGTCAACTGTCCAGAAGGAGACCGACATGCTGTTGCAAAAACAAACCATGACCGCGCCCACGCGCAAACATTTCAACCTCGCCGCCGACCCGTTCGCCAATGACGTGACGCAGTCCAGCGATGTGTTCATCAGCCAGGACATCCGCTTCGTGCGCGAAACGCTCTGGCAACACGCCAAGCACGGCGGTCTGCTCGCCCTGGTCGGCGAAAGCGGAAGCGGAAAGAGCACCGTGGTGGCCGACTTCAAAGACCGCCTGCAACGCGAGGGCCGCGACGTGCTCATCATCGAACCCTCCGTGCTGTACATGGAGGAGAACGATAGCAAGGGAAAGACGCTTAAGAGCGCGGCCATCGTGCAAGCCATCATCGCCACGATAGCGCCCAGCGTGGCCCCCAAGCGCGATGCCGAGGCCCGCGCCCGCCAGGTGCAACAACTGCTCACCGCAGGCCACCGCGCCGGGCAGCGCCATGTGCTGTTGATCGAGGAGGCGCACTGCTTGCCTACCGCCACACTCAAGCACCTCAAGCGGTTCGGCGAACTCAAAGATGGCCTCTCCCCCCTGCTCTCCATCGTGCTGGTCGGCCAGACCGAGCTGCGCAGCCGCCTTGCGGTAAACAACGCGGAGGTGCGCGAGGTCGCGCAACGATGCGACATCGTGGAACTGCCGCCGCTGGACGGATCGCTGCCCGAATATCTCAAGTTCAAGCTGACCCGCGTCGGCGCGGACGTGTCCAAGGTCATCAGCGCAGAGGGCATCGAAGCCCTGCGCGAGCGCCTTACCTTTGCGCGGCGCACCGGCAGCGCAAAGTCATCACAGTTGTCCACCACCTACGTGAGCCTGTCTTATCCGCTGGCCGTAGCCAACGCGCTCACCGCCGCCATGAATCTCGCGGCACATCTGGGCGCGCCGGTGGTGGACGCGGCCATCGTCAAGGAGGCGTGACATGGCTGCCGCCCTGCACCTCGTTCATTCCATCGACCACACGGAGAGTTTTATGAGCCGAATCTTCACCGAGGAGTTTGTATCGCGTCTCGAAGCAATCAACCGCGTGTCGCGCGAGCTGCGTGCGCAGGGGTATCGCACGGTGCGCGAGATCATGGGGCAAGGCCGCGCCATGCCGACCATCGAAGTGCAGCCGGGGACGAACATGCAGGCCAAGCCGCTGCTTGATCTGGGTTGCGGGCACATGCTGGAGAAGCGGCCAGACGGGAGCTTCATCCGCTCCATCACACGCCACGGTGTGATCGTGATGTGGCGCGAGGGAGCGGCGCAATGAAAACACGCTGCCCGTGCTGCGGCGCAACCCTCTCGCTCGATGCGCTGGTCGCGCACGAGGGAGCGCGTGAGGCACTGTCCGCCGTGTTCAAGCTCTCCGGTGCGCTCGGCTCGGCGCTGGTGCGCTACATCGCCATGTTCAGGCCTGATGCGCGCGAGCTGACGCTGGAGCGTGTGGCGCGGCTGATCAACGAGCTGCTGCCCGACATCCAGGCGCAGCGCATCCAGCGCAACGGGCAGGTGTTCGACGCGCCGCTGGAGGCGTGGATTTGGGCCATCGAGCAAGGGCTGGCCGCGCGTGATGCCGGACGGCTCAAGACGCCTCTCAAGAGCCACGGCTGGCTCTATGAGGTGATCAGCGGCTATCGCCCCGCCGTCGCGCAACTGGTGGACGGCACACCGGCGCTGACCGCTTCCAGGAGCGCGAGCAAGACGCTGTCGGGCATCTCTGCCCTGGAGAATTTCAAGCATGGAGGCAGATGAATGGTTCCGCATCGAGATCGTGACTGGCCTGCAAAAGCTGCTGGCGCTGCGCCTGGCGGGAACGCCACCGGAGGATGCCATCGTCGGCACGGCGGAAGTGTGGCTGGAAGCCTTGTGGCACAGCGGCACCGCCTGGTCGGAACACCTCGACAGAGAGCGGGTGCGCCGCGCCTTCCAGACGCTGTTTCGCATCTGCGACCGCTGGCCGTCGCCCAAGCTGTTGCTCGACAACCTGGGCAGCAGGCCACAACCGAAGGCACTCCCTACACCACCGGCATCGCCGGAACAAATCGCGCGTAACAAGGACAGGCTGCGCGAACTCATCGAAAGCCTGACCAATAACCTAACCATAAAGGAGCCTCGACATGGCAACCAAGCAAAAAGCAAAAGCGGCACCCTGGGCGTGCCAGAGCAAGGATCAGGCGATTGATGCCATTCGCGCACTCGGCGATGCGCAGCGCGAACTGACGCGTGTAGAGACTCATATCAATGACCAGATCGCGGCGATCACTGCGGAGCGCAAGGATGAAATCGAGGCGCTCAAGACTCGCATCCAAACGCTGATCGACGGCATCCATGTGTGGTGTGAAGCGCACCGCAACGAGCTGCTGGTGAGCGGCGGCAAGGAAGTTAAATTGACCACGGGCCTGGTGCGCTGGCGGCAGCGCCCCCCCAGCGTCAGCATCCGCAGTGTTGACAAGGTGCTCGAAACCCTGCGCGCGCTCGGTCTTGGCCGCTTCATCCGCAACAAGGAAGAACCGAACAAGGAAGCAATGCTGGCCGAGCCGGAGGCCGTATCCGGTATCGCTGGCATCACCATCGTCACGGGCGTCGAGGATTTTGTCATCGAGCCGTTTGAAGTTGAGGTGGCGTGATGAGTTCGAACGGAGGTTTTTCGACAGAAGATGCCTGGTATGAGGCATTGAAACTGATCGCGCATCGCCATCATGAAGAACGTCTGGTGCGCGACCGTGAAGCCTGGGTGTCGAACTGGCAGAACGAAATTCCAGAAGACGCCTTCTACAACGAATACCCGGAGTATCGAAATGAGTGAACCAATCAAATTTCACGTCCAGGAACTGCGCCCAGAGGTGATGGCCTTCGCGCTGCTGATGGAGCAACGCTTGCGCGATAAGGATGCGGAGAAGGGACAAAGCTGGAAGGAAATGGCTGTCAGCGATCTGTATGTGGGGGCGGCAACCAAGGTGCTGCTCATTGAGCGTGCGCTCTTCAACAGCGATGGAACAGAGGCGATGCACGCGGTTGACTGCGCTAACTACGCAATGATGATCGCTGACGTGTCAGGTCAACTGGAGTACGAAAAATGATCTCTGACCAACAGCTCGACATCGCCAACGAGTTGGCTGACGCAGCTTGCGCCCTCGACTGGAATAAACGCTACCTGCCAGACCGTTTGCGCATCGAATCCGAAAGCCTGGTGCGCGACATGCACAAGCTGGCGCAAGCCATCGGTGACGACCGTTTTGACAACGCAATCAATACCAACTAACGCTACACCAGAAAGGGCCGCTATGGACACGCAATGCAACCTGCTGTTGGAACGCCTCAAACGCGGCCCGATCACGCCGCTGGAAGCCTTGAACGAAATCGGCATCATGCGCCTCGGCGGTCGCATCTATGATCTGCGGCAGGCCGGGCATGACATCCGCAAGGAGATGGTCGAGGTTCATACCCGCAACGGCGGCAAGGCTCACGTCGCTCGCTACACGCTGCTGGAGCATACCAATGCCTAGCCATTCCGACCCGCATGCCGTGCGCCAGCGGCTCATTCGCCTCATCCACGTTGCCAAGCGCGACCTTGGGCAGGACGATGAAACCTATCGCGCCATGCTCATGGGTTGCGTAAAAAAGGATTCCACGTCAACCATGAACGCGCCGGAGCTGGAGCGCGTGCTGGAACGCATGAAACGCCTGGGCTTCCGCGTCAAGCGTAGCCGCCCGCTGGCGCAGGATGGCCAGAGTAAGAAGATTCGCGCGCTCTGGATGGAGTTGCATGAGGCCGGTGCGGTGCGCAACTCCTCCGAGGGCGCGCTGGCGTCCTATGTGCAGCGCCAGACCGGCGTTGCCGCGCTGCAATGGCTCGCGCCAGAGCAAGCCAGCACGGTCATCGAATCTTTGAAGCAATGGCTAACCCGTGTCCAAAGGAGGAGTAAATGAAGCTAGAAATGATGTCTTTCCCGGAGGGATACCCCGAGCTGCTTGAGCAGATCGGTCAGGTCATCTTCAAGCGGCTGCGAAACTGTGACATCGCGCATGAGAGCGCGACCAGCATGACGTTCAATATCACCGAGGCGATCCGCACCGAGATCGGCGGCGTGCAGCAATACATTCCGCGCGGGATGTCTTACGAGCTGTCGCAGCGTGATGAGAAAATCTGGCAGGAGTTTGTCGGGGACAACTACCAGTCTCTGGCCTATAAATACCAGCTCACCGAAATGCAGGTGCGCAACATCGTCAAGCGTGCGCGTCTGCGCGAACAATCTACACGGCAAGGCTCTCTGTTAGCCGATCAGAATTAAAACGCTTTAATCGCACCAGCGCGGTTCTGTCGGCACACTTGCCGACATGGAACCTAACACCCCATCCAATTCTCCTGGCACTTGTGGCGCTTGCGCCATCTGGACGCGCCACCCCGATCCGCGCATGCCGGAGCACGGCCAGTGCGGTAAAAAGCCCGCAGGTTATTACACCCACCAAACCAGTTCCTGCACCTTCCGCCCGGAACTATGGAGGGCGCGATGAGTCGCGTTCTTTCCCCCAACTTCATGCTGGACGAATTCATCCGCTCCGACACCGCGTTGCGGCGCGGCATCGACAACACGCAACCGCCGTTCGAGGTGTTGCGCAACCTTGGCTATCTGGCCGACACGCTGGAGCGGGTGCGCGCACAGCTCGGCACGCCCATTATTATCAGCAGCGGGTATCGCTGCCCGGCACTCAATAAGGCCATCGGTGGCGCATCCACCAGCGCCCATATGCAGGGGCTGGCCGCCGATTTCATCGCGCCGCAGTTCGGTAGTCCGCTCGACATCGCGCGCGCCATCGAGGCATCCCTGATCGAGTATGACCAGTTGATTTATGAAGGCAACTGGGTGCATCTGGCGATCTCGCGCCACGGATCGCGACGCCAAAGCCTCACCGCCCATTTTGACAGTGGCCGCGCCAGCTACACGCCGGGGCTGTCCCCATCCCGCAACACTTACGCATAGGAGCCGCCATGACTCAACAAGCCGTTGTCCTGACACCCAAGCCCTGGTGGCAAAGCAAGACCGTCTGGCTCAATCTCATATCAGCCCTGCTGCTGGCGCTGGAGCTGAAGTTTGATCTGCTCCAGCCGCTCGTGCCTGGCAATGTCTACGCCTGGATGTCTGTTGCGATCACGGTCGCCAACGTCATCCTGCGCGTGGTGACAGCTTCGCCGCTGGTGTTCGGCTTCAATAAGGAGGCGGAATGATCATGCCGTTTCTAGACCTGGCGCGCAGCCTGCCCTGGAAGCTCATCGGCATCCTGGCCATCGTCGCCTCGGTGTTCGTTGGTGGCTGCCATCATGGCGAGACATCTGTAACCGCAAAGTGGGAAGCCGAGCGCGCCGAAACCGAAAACAAGTTACAGCAGCTTGCTGCCAAACAAGCGCAGGCCACCACACAGGTGGTCACGCAGTACGTTGACCGCGTTCGTGTGGTCAAGACGCGCAGCAATGACATCATCAAGGAGGTTCCAATCTATGTTTCGTCTTCTTCTTCCTGCGATCTGCCTGGTGGCTTCAGGGTGCTCCACGATGCCGCCGCCAGTCAAGGCGAGCTTCCCGACCCCGCCAGAGCTGCTGATGCGCCCCCCGTCAGCGTTAAAGACGTTGCCGCCTCGGTCGCCGGAAACTACGCCACCTACCACGAAGTCGCCGAACAATTGATGGCGCTGCAATCGTGGGTTAAACAACAGGGGCAGGCGCAATGACGATTCAGGTTGATTTCTGGCAGATCGTGACTCTGTTGCTTGGCTTCATCGGCACGCTGGCTACGTTCGGCAAGATTTTACTCAAGCAGTTGGATGCCCGCATCGACCACCAGAACGGGCGGTTGGAAAAACTGGAAGCTCAACACAATGACTTCCTCACAAGACTGCCGCTGGAGTATCAGCGGCGCGAAGATGCCATACGCTTCGAGACTGTGCTCAATGCCAAGCTCGATGCAATCGGTGCGCGTATCGAGCGCCTTATTGAGCGCCCGACTGTTACACGTCGAGCGACGGATTGATTTCATGGAGAAGCGTGTATGACCCCTGATGTGGAAAAAGCGCGGCGCGAAAACTTGCGGTGGATCATCCTGCTTGCGTTGAACTCGGCGCAGCCGGTAGGAACTAGCGAAGCGGTGGTGTTATCGGCGATTCAGCCGATGCTGCCCGACATCACGCCGCTGGAGTTACGGCGCAACCTCGATTATCTGGAGGAGCGCAATCTCATCACCATTACTGGCCGCAATACGCAGCCACATTGGTTCTGCAAGCTCGACCGCTTCGGCATCGACATTGTTGAATACACCGTCCCGTGCGATGCAGGTATCGCGCGCCCGGTGAAATACTGGTAGCCGCTATGCCTCGACGTTCCAAGGTTGAGGGGCTTCCCTCGGACGTGAAAGCCTGGCTCGATCAGGCGCTGGTGAAAAACAATTTCAGCCAGTACGAATTGCTGTCCGCTGAACTTGGCAAGCGCGGCTACGAGATAGGCAAGTCAGGCTTGCACCGCTATGGCAAGGGGTTCGAGGAGCGCCTGAAAACCCTACGCCTGGTCACTGAACAAGCCCGTGCCGTGGTACAAGCCGCACCCGATGAAGACGGCGCGGTCAATGACGCGCTTGTGCGGCTGACTCAGGAAAAGATGTTCTCCATTCTGATGGAGATGAACGTCGACCCTGACGCGGTAGATCTGCCGAAGCTGGCACGCGCAGTTGCAGAGCTTGGTAAGGCATCGGTAGCACAGAAACGCTGGCAGGCAGAGGCGCGCAAGCAGGCGCTGACCGATGCAGCCAAAGAGGCTGGCGATGCCGCCAAGAGCGTTGGCCTGACCGATGACGCTGTCGCGCAAATCCAGAACCGCATCCTGGGGATGTCGGCATGAGTAATGCCGTTCTTTTGCCCTATCAGCAGGCATGGATGGCCGACCGCGCGCAGGTCAAGGTGTGCGAGAAATCGCGCCGCGTTGGCTTGTCTTGGGGCGAGGCCGCAACTTCCGTGCTGGAAGCCTCGAAGCAGAACGGGCAAGACACATGGTATCTCGGCTATTCGCAGGACATGGCGCAGGAGTTCATCCGCGACTGTGCTTGGTGGGCTGGTCATTTCCAGGTCGCTGCCGATGCGATGGAGCAGACTGTCATCGACGATGAAGACCGCGACATCCTTGCCTACCGCATCAAATTCGCGTCCGGTTTTCGCATCACCGCACTATCCAGCAGCCCGCGCAACCTGCGCGGCAAGCAAGGCCGCGTGGTCATCGACGAAGCGGCATTCCACCCCGATCTGCCGGAGCTGCTCAAGGCCGCGTTTGCGCTGCTGATTTGGGGCGGTTCGGTGTCCATCATCAGCACCCACTTCGGCGTGGACAACCCATTCAACGAGCTGGTGAACGATGTTCGCGAGGGCAAGAAGCCTTACAGCCTGCACCGCATCACGTTCGATGAAGCCATCGAGCAGGGCTTGTGCAAGCGCGTGTTCTCCGCCAGCAAGCGTGATTGGAGCGAGGCGGCGCAGGCGGCATGGGCCGATGAAATCCGCGCCATCTACCGCCCAAACGATGCCGAGGAGCTGGACTGCGTTCCGTCGAACAGCAGTGGCGCTTATCTCTCACGCGCCCTGATCGAATCGCGCATGACCGCCGACGCGCTGGTGCTGCGCTATACCTGCCCACAGGACTTTGAGCAGCTTCCTGACACCGTGCGCGAGTCACACGCGCAGGACTGGCTTGATGTCACGGTTGGCCCGCTGCTGGCTACACTGCCGCGCACAGCGCGGTCGAGCATCGGTATGGACTTCGGTCGTAGCGGCGACTTGTCGGTGCTGGTGCCACTGCTGGAGGGGCAGGCACTGGATCGCACCTGTCCGTTTCTCATAGAAATGCGCAACGTGCCGTTTCGCCAGCAAGAACAGATCGTGTTCTGGCTGACCGACCGGCTTCCGCGCTTCAACTACGGCGCTTTCGACGCGCGAGGCAACGGCCAGTATCTTGCCGAGGTCACGATGCAGCGGTACGGAGCCAACAGCATCGGCCAAATCATGCTTACACAGAACTGGTATCTGGATCACATGCCGCGCCTCAAGGCCGCATTCGAGGATGGTACGCTGGCCAGCATCCCGAAAGATCGCGACATTCTGGATGATCTGCGCGCGATCACCGTCATCAAGGGTATCCCGCGCTTGCCGGAAGGTAAAACAAAGACCGGTCAAGGCCAGCAGCGCCACGGTGATGCGGCGGTTGCGCTGTGCCTGGCATGGTTCGCTGCTACACAGGGTGGCGGCCTCATCGAATACCTCGAAGTGCCGCTGCGCTCCGAACAAGCAGATCAACCTCGCGGCGGGAACTTTATGCGGCCTCCGCCCGATACAGACTACCAGGCAGACATGGGCCGACGCGCCTGGTGATGGAGATTACTTATGGCAATTCTTGACCAGTTCGGCAAGCCCATCGACCTTGATAATTTCGACCAGCCACAGACATCTAGGCTGGTTGGGCTTTACAACCAGGTGGCAGGACACCCATCGCGCAACCTCACGCCAGCGCGCCTGAACGCCATTCTTCAATCAGCAGAAACCGGAGACCTGATCGCACAGCATGAGTTGTTCCGCGATATGGAGGAGCGCGATGGGCATGTATTTGCCGATTTGAGCAAGCGCAAGCGCGCCGTCATCAAGCTGTCATGGGACATCATTCCACCACGCAATCCGAGCAAAGAGGAAGAATCAGCTACCGCCTATGTGAAGGAGTTGCTGCTCGATATGACGGATCTCGAAGACTTGTTCTTCGATGCGCTCGACGGAATTGCGCACGGCTTCTCTGCCATCGAGTTGGAATGGCAGCGAGTGGGAAGCGACTGGACGATTGTTCGTGCCCATCATCGCCCACAGACGTGGTTCCAGCTCGACCGTGATACGCGCACCGGCCTGTTCCTGCGTGATGGCACGCTAAACGGTGCGGCCTTGCGTCCTTTTGGCTGGCTGATGCATATCCACAAAGCGATCTCAGGTTATACGGTGCGATCCGGTCTTGGCCGAGTGTTGGTGTGGCCTTACCTGTTCAAGCACTTTTCCGTCGGTGACCTGGCTGAGTTCCTAGACATCTATGGCCTGCCGCTACGCATCGGAAAATATCCGTCGAATGCCAGCGATGCGGAAAAAGCAACGCTGTGGCGCGCGGTCGCTGGCATCGGACACAACGCGGCAGGTGTCATTCCTTCGGCTATGGCTATCGAGTTTCAGGAAGCCGCCAAGGGTTCGGAAAAGCCGTTTGAAGCCATGATCAAGTGGTGCGAGCAGACACAGTCCAAGGCTATCCTGGGCAGTACGCTCACCAGCACCGCCGAATCAACCGGCCTCGGCTCCGGCGTGGCCGAAATCCACAACGAGGTGCGGCTCGACATCCGTGACAGTGACTGCAAGCAGCTCGCTGGAACGCTGACGCGCGACCTGATCTACCCGCTGCTGGCAATCAATAAAGGGTGGGAAGACTTCCGGCGTTGCCCGCGCCTGGTATTCGACGTCACCGAGGGCGAAGACATCAAGACCTACGCCGACGCGCTGCCCAAGCTGGTTGGCATCGGTATGAAAATCCCCACGCAGTGGGCACACGAAACCCTGCGAATTCCATTGCCATCCAATGACAAGGAAGACGTGCTATCCGTGGCCTCGCCTCCAAAGGGCAAACAGGCCGACACCAAGGCCGCATTGCTGGCCGCGCTGCGCGATAAGACTGGAGAGTCAGACTTTCCAGACCAGGCTGCGCTCGATGGCGCACTTGAGGAACTTTCGACTGTCCTGCAACCACAAGTCGCCGCCTGGCTCAAGCCAGCGCTCGATGCGCTGGCAAAAGCCAATGACCCGGAATCGGCACTGGCTCTACTTGCTAGCGAAAACCCGCTGACCGATGATGCTGTGTTGGTCGAGGCTATTGCCCGTGCTCTATTCGTATCCGAGCTGCTTGGAGCGGACGGCGTCCGGCAGGAGTTGAAGCCGTGATCGACAAGACCATCCTGCTGGCTGCGTTCAACATGCCGCCAGAACAGGCGGTTGAATTCCTGCGCAGCAAGGGCTTGCAGGTAAGCGATTCATGGCGCGATCTGTGGCAGGCCGCGCATAGACGCGCTTTCACCGTGGCGCGTTCGGCTGGTTTCGACGTACTGGAAGACATCCGTTCTGCGCTGCTGGAATCCATGACCAAGGGTGAGAGCTACCAGCAGTTCATCGACAAGTTAACGCCAACGCTACAAGCCAAAGGCTGGTGGGGTAAGCAGATCGATATTGATACCGGAGAAATCACTGTTTATCCAGGCACCAGCCGCCCGGTGGAGTTGGGTAGTCCGCGCCGCTTGAAGCTGATCTACGAGCAGAACCTGCAAACTGCGTTCATGGCCGGACGCTGGCGTGGCATGAAGGATGCCACGGCCACGCATCCATACTGGCGCTATGTGGCCGTTCTGGACAGCCGCACACGGCCTAGCCACCGTGCCATGCACGGACGGGTATTCGGGCATGATGATTCAGCATGGTCAGTTGCCTACCCTCCGAACGGCTGGCGCTGCCGCTGCCATGCGCAGCCATTGACCGCCGCCGCCGTGCGCCGCGAGGGATACACCGTTCAGTCTGCTGATGGATACATTAAGCAGGTCGATGTGCCACAAAAGGATGGTTCCGTGCTTAAGGTCAAGCGCCTGCAACTTCCCGGAATGGACAAGCCGTTCCAGCCGGATGCCGGGTGGGATTACAATCCTGCCGCCGACTACCACGGAGGTCAGCCGTGACTTCGTTCTCCGTTCAGATCAAGGGCGACGTATCGGACAAATTGGCCGCTTTGCAACAGCGCCTGAATAACCCAGCACCTTTGATGGCAGGTATATCCGCCGAGCTATTCTCCCTGACCATAAGCGCCTTTGAGCATGAGAGCGTGGTCGGAGGAGACAAGTGGAAGCCGCTGGCGCTATCAACCATTCGTCAGCGAGAAAAGAAGGGGCAGTGGCCAGGCAAGAAGCTGCAACGCTCAACCGCTGGCCTTGCCGCCAGCATCCAACCGTTTCACAACGCGCATCAAGCGGGTCTAACAGTTTCCAAACCCTACGCAGCCATCCATCAGTTTGGAGGTATGGCGGGACGTGGTGGTAAGGTGGAGATTCCTGCCCGGCCCTACTTGCCGGTGAGGATGGAAGGTGGTGGAACAGAGTTGACGCCAAAGGCGCGGTCGCTGCTTGAGGAGATGTTGGCCGATTTCGTCGAGCGTGGGTTGTGA